TTAATCCCCCGTGGACACTGCGTGGACACTTACGCCACCTTTCAGCGGATTAAGGGCCACCGCATCCTGCAGGTAATCCGGTGCAAAATGCGCATATGCCATTGTTTGCTGAATGGTTGCGTGACCAAGAATCTTCTGAAGCGCAATAATGTTTCCTCCGTTCATCACAAAATGGCTGGCGAACGTATGCCGCAGCACATGTGCAGCCTGGCCTTTTGGTAAATCGGGCTTAACTCTTTTCAGCGCCAGGCAGAATTCCCGGTACTTCACCTCAAACAAGCTGCCTGTTTCTCTGGTTTTGATCGCCTCACAAACTGCCTGCGAAATTGGCACTGTTCTCTTCCGGCCATTTTTGGTTTCAAGAAACGTTACACGGTTATGAACTATCTGTTCACCACGAAGCTTACAAGCTTCACTCCAGCGCGCCCCTGTGCTTAAACACAAAAGCGCAACACGCCAGTAGTCGCCCTCCAGTGTATCGAGCAATAGCGCCACTTCCTTCTGTGACAGGAACGCCATTTCTCGTGGAGATACATAAAGAATAGAAATTCCCCTTACTGGATGTTCTGCATCCCAAAGACCTATTTTTTTCAGCACGGTAAACATTCCGGATAACCGATTCATGTACCTGTTAGCAGATGACGGTTTCAATCCTTCAGCTATCTTTTGAGAACGCCACGCGATAATTTTCAGCTTATCAAGATCCACAGCCTGCATATCAGCGCCAAGCTCATTAATTATGTTGCGCAGTTGTTTTCGGTCTTCTTCCGCCTTACGCCTGTGCTGGCCGTGATACATCCACCACAACTCAAGCAAATCATTTAGCGTTCGACGATCACGGTAGCCCTGTATATATTCCCGCTTTTCAGCGTTCGCCATGATGTAGCGTTCAGTGGCCACCGCTACCGATTTTTTGTCAAATACCTTACGCACGCGCTTTCCCTTGCGTCCGTTCGGCCTGATGTCCAGCAAATAACGACCATCTTCGAGCTTCTTAATCGACATTACGAAGCCCTCCAATGAACCGCTCTACAATTTCTCCAGCCTCTTTCCAGCAATAATCAGACCAGACAAAAAGCAGGTCTAACCAGTTTTCTGGCCTCAGCGGGATAATTTTTGGATTGTTTCGGTTGAAACGCGATCTCCCTCCGAATTGCAGGAACCATCAAGAGAGAGAGCCGGAGAAATTTGCCCGACCTCCGGCATCGTTTCATCTGTTGATAACCAATAAGCATACTTCTTAAATTTAGGGTGTTTCGTAACCTTAAGTAAGGCACCCTCTGTTACTTGCTTCCCCCTCACCTCATAGTTAGTTACCGTCCCATAAGGCAGCCCAACACAATCCGCAAACTCCTGGCGGGTCATACCTTCTGCTTCACGAATCAGGCGAAATTTTTCACCCATGCTTGACAAAGATGCCATATCGGGCATATCCTCCATCGCAACATGCCACATCGGGCATAAACATAAAAACACTCAAATAAGCCGATATAAGCCATTTTGAGCCATTCGAACGAATTAGGGAGATTACCACAATGAGCGAATCAGAGCTTGGGGGGTTCATTCAGGTAGCACCATATCCACTTGAAGCGGTGCCATATCAACTATTCGCCAAGATGATCGGCCGCAAGGAATCCACAGTCAGAACCATGATTGACGCAGCAAAGCTACCGACAATTGACTTTGTGAAACCAGGTTCAGTAAAGACGCGTGCATCAGAAAACTGGGTATATCTGCCAGCATTTAACGAAGGCATGCGCAAAGCGTTTTTTGAGCAACCGAAAGAACGCCGCGACGCATGGTTGTTGTGGCTGGGACTTTAGTCATAAATGACCAGCCATATCATCAGCGCCATTCTGACCCTTGTTTTTATTGAGATAGGCGTAATAGAGATCTATTTGTTTCGCAAGTTAACGGGACATGAAGAACGCTTTATTGAACTCAGCATTGAATATATCGCCGCTTATACCAAAGGACTTTTCCCGGCAGCTATTGGGGCGATGTTTATAGCGTTTGTTATCTGGTTTATCGGGTGAGAAACCTGACAACCCACAACTACTGCAATGAGGGTAATTATGTGTGGCATGGACAAATTGGACCTTATGTTAATTGTAATACTATCAATTAACTTCGGTTACCTCTTAAGCGGCGCAATTCTCATGTGCGGAGGCAAACGAAAATGAACCAGCAGTCCGCAAAACGTGAAAACAATGCGATGCGATTTAATCGCAAATATTTTGAGTTCGGCCTCTATGCCGGAATAATTAAATCTGTACAGAGTCTTTAACATGAAACAGCAACGTAATTCACGCTTTCGCAATGGTGCAGAACGCCACGCTAACCGTTTTGCTACCAGTGCATCACGCAGCAACATCCGCTACAGCCTGAGTGATACACACGCAACGCCGGATGGCTACCCAGTAAAACAAATCGGCGAGCATGCCTGGCTGATTGAGAAAGCTGGAATCGTGATCCACAAATGCCCACGCAATCCGTTTACCGGAAACCGCATTTTTGCATTGAGCTGCGGCGACAATCACTTCGGACAGGATTTCACATTATACGAAGCACTTCGCACGGTTGATCGTCTGCTTCGCGGGCAAAGTTTTATTAAACAGGCTGATTTATAACAGGTGCTTTATGACCAAAGAGCATGCACAAGGTGTATTTATCCGTTTTATTGATTTTCGCGGTGAACTGTTATTACGCGCATCCGCTATTGATGGAGTGGCTCCGGCGGGTAAAAACGGAGCCGACGAAGCCACTTACGTTTATCTGAACGGCACGCGACTGCTTGTGGAACTTCCGTACCAGACCGTACGAGAAATCATTAGTGAAGCTGAAAAGGCACGCCTGGCTAATGGCGATGAACCCTATATCGAAATTATTTGTATGGATTCAGAAACTGAAATTCAGAAAGCAGATTAAAGGGCGTTGCGATGGGCAAAGAATATAAAACTCTCATTAACAAAGCACTTGAGCGTTTTTATTTTCGCTTAAGTACATCAGGCGCTCATGCTGAACGTGCAGCCCGTGACTCATTGACCAGGGCAATCCGGAGTCTGTATGACGTGGCTTTTTACGCTGATGATCTGGATGCACTTAACGAACTTTCCGAGCTGATCTGTGCCGCAGAATGCGGGGAACATATTGAACCGTATAAGCTGGGGAATATTGCATGAGTATATTTATCTCATGGCTTGTTCTGATTATTTCGGTGGCCTGCGCCATTGGGATTATGCGAATTATTCATTCAGTAAAAAAGATTGAACGCTTTTTCACTGGTGAATAACGATACAAATAAAGCATCAAATTAAATAAGAAAACGTGAAAACCATCCGTATTAACGGAGGTATTCGCACACGCAAATAACGGAGATACAAAAATGCACGCAAAAGAAGAAGGTATCATCAGAGCACTGAAAGAAATTTCAAAGACAGAAAACGAAGTAGCGAAAAAAGCCGTGGCAAATGCACATATGGACGTCGCAACCCACACACTGATAGTCGCAAGAGTCACGGCAGAAGCAGCCGAAATTATCGCAAAACAGGATGCTGAACTGGCGGTTCTCAGAACACAACCAGTCACCGGACTGGATTTGTCTAACACCGGACGCCTTATTTACACAATTGGCTCGGAGCTACAGCGATACACCATTATCGCCGGATTACAGGATAAATACCTGATCACTCCTCACCCCATAAGGGAATCAGAAATTCTGACAAATCTCCGCCTGATAGAACGCTCTCAAGTTGTATTCATTGATGACGCGCAATGTGCCGTATTTAACGCATAGGGTTACTGGACAAAGGGGGCGCAATGGCAATTAAGCATTTTCCCGTCGTTCGCTTTACCTCCAGAGGGCGCGAATACGAGGTCGACGAACGCCTGATTACCACTATCGACAAACATCGTTCGGAAAAGGATGCACACCACATCTACCTCACTGACGGCACTTACTTCTGCGCCACCAACGTGGCGCGGGTGAATCTTATCCGACAGGTACAGGAGCCACGCAGATGACCATTCTGGACTACATCGCTACTCATCCGGGGTGTAGCGGCGGAGAGATCGCCGCAGCACTGAATACCCCAACCACAGCCATTAATGCTGAGTTACGCCGACTTTGGCGCGGCGGCTTAGTCATCAGAACAAACCGCAGCACAGGTGGTCGCGCTCGCAAAACAGGAGGCCAGGCTTCTTACCACGTAAACCCGATGCTGTTCGGGTGTAGTAATCCACTTACTCACATGTTTAACCAGCTACTGAAGGAAGCCAGAGCATGAGCACCATCAACCACCAGAAGCTACGCGAACTGGCATTTGCCCTGCAACGAATGGCAACGCCTCAAAAATTACTGGCATTTCGCGTAATGCTCTCGCCGTCTGCTGTGCTGGCACTGCTGGATCAGCTGGAGCACGCCAGAACCACTGCTCCTGCCATTCGCCTCACGCTCCATCATGAAATCGCTGATTTCTGCGCAACGCTGGGGGCACCTGGCGAACCGGAAACGCCGGAAGCAATGCAGCAAGAGCTGCTGCAACGCATCGATAACGTTTTTGATTTTTTTCTGAACCAGTAAGAAACCAGAACATGCACACACAAAAAAACCGCTTGCCATGCCTCAATCGGTCAGGTTACATTTCCGCTGCACCTCATAAAACGGGTGCCGGGATTCTCAACCCGATACAGAGCAAAGCGCATAACCGCGCAAGCGGTTTTTTTGTGCGTACTGTATTGCCACGTCTTTTTCGCGTCAGAATTATGGCGGGGCGTACGGGGCCGACTTCGGTCGGGCCGGATTCTTTGCTCTCCGGTGTTGAGAACCCTGTACGTCCCGCCACCCAGAGATTCTCAACTCTGGATGGTGAGTTATTTCTATCACCGAGCAAAGAGGCCACACCATGGCAGACCGCAAACAGCACCGCGCTATCGCGGAGCGTCGTCACATCCAGACTGAAATCAACCGCAGACTTTCCCGCGCATCACGCGTCGCGCAAATCATGCACATCAATATGCTGCATGAGCGCAGCCACGCACTATCAAACATTTATTCCGCCTCTGTTTTCAGCTATCTGGCGGATGATCTGCACGAGCTTCAACAGCTCATCCAGCAGCAAAACAAACTCCATTAATTCCTGTTCCGGGCCTTTCCTGCACCTTGCGGCGGGAGGCCTTCGCACATCTGTAACAAGAGGATTGCCGCAATGATTCTCGCCAACGACTTTCTTGAATACCTGCTCAACACAGAGCGTGATCTTGCCGCTCGCGTGCGTGATCGTTATGACATGTACCTGAAATCCCTGCCTGTACCGCAGCTCGCTGACGGAAAGATTGTTATTGATGGTCGCTACATGATTGACAGCCACGAGGGAAATTACAGGCTTTACCGCATTGAAGGTGGCACCCCGTCCGTTATTGGCATTTACCAGCGCCCATCCTCTGCAATCGTCGATGTGATTGCCGACAGCATCCGCATCACACATCGCCATGCCGACACAGAAGACACCGTGCTGGAAATTCAGCGGCTGGCTACAGTCTGCCGCGACACCCTGAATGGCATGACGAAGTAAATCACTATGACGGCAGAGTACATCAGGGACTGGCAACAACCGCGCCACGCAGTGGGGCGTGAAGGAACGGGGATCCCCGCTCCTGAATCCGCGCTTTCCTCCTGGCTGGATGCCTACCGGGTAGAGAACGAGCGCCGCCAGGAAATGGCTGATGCGGCGTTCTCCGCCACGCCGCTGGGCAACCTGATTAATAAAAACCTGGACGCACAGGAAAAACAGGACAAAACCATCACACTGGCAGGAGACGCCAGAAAACAGGCACGCGGCGCGGTGGATGAAGCCATGGCCTCGCTGCGCCTGCTGCCGTCCTATCTGCGCGATCCGCTTATTCGCCACCTCTCCTTCCTGCGCAAAAAACAGGAAGCCGATCGCCGGAAAGGCAAAAAGAGCTGGCAGGCGGAACGCTATGCACGCGGAACCCTGCGCAAAATATTCGAACGTCTGGATCGCACTGACGGACACTGGCTGACACCGGGTTATCGCTCCCTTGCCGGACGCGAACGCCTGGACGATTTGCTTTACCTGCCGCAGCTCAACAAACACCAGATACAGACGCTGGCCACCATGACGGCGGCGATGTTCAGCAGCACCTTCGAAAAACTCTGCGATGGCTTTGGCGCGACCGATGGCGAACTGACCATGGATGTAACGCTGAAGGCGTATCAGATGCTGGCCCGCATGGCGTTACACCTGCACATCATGCCTCCACATTATGACGCACTGACAACAGATAAAGACCGGAGGAACGAACCGGACACGGAGCTGCTGCCGGGCGCAATCCTTCGCCTGACCTGTGCGGAATGGTGGAAACGCAAACTGTGGCTGTTACGTTGCGAGTGGAGAGAAGAACAACTCCGCGCCGCCTGTCTGGTTTCCAGAAAAACATCACCCTATCTGAGCCAGGACGCGTTAAGCGAGTTTCGCGCACAGCGCGAGAAAACACGCGATTTCCTGAAAAGTTTCATGCTGGAAAACGAAGACGGGTTCACGATTGATCTCGAGACAGTGTATTACGCGGGAGTAAGTAACCCGGTTCACCGTAAGGCAGAAATGATGGCCACCATGAAGGGGCTGGAACTTCTGGCCGAAGCCCGTGGCGACAAAGCGGTATTTCTGACTGTCACCTGCCCGTCAAAATACCACGCCACAACAGAGAACGGTCATCCGAATCCCAAATGGAACGGGGCCACCATGCGCGACTCCAGCGATTACCTGGTTAACACGTTTTTTGCGGCGGTCCGCAAGAAACTGAACCGCGACGGCCTGCGCTGGTATGGCATCCGCACGGTGGAGCCTCACCATGACGGCACCGTGCACTGGCATATGATGGTCTTTGCTCATCCGGAAGAAATCGACACCATTGTGTCCCACACCCGCGATATTGCCATTCAGGAAGACCGCCACGAGCTGGGCAATGATATTACTCCGCGCTTTAAGGTGGAGTATGTCGACGGCTCAAAAGGCACGCCAACCAGCTATATCGCGACCTACATCGGAAAGAACCTGGACAGCCGCGCCGTGGATGGCATCGACCCGAAAACGGGCAAGCCACGCGTTGACCACGAAACCGGAAAATCAATGGCCGAGAGCGTGGAACGCGCCATCGGCTGGGCACGCCTTCACCGGGTCCGCCAGTTCCAGTTCTTTGGCATCCCCTCCCGTCAGGTATGGCGTGAACTCCGCCGCCTTGCCAGCCAGATGGCACGCAACCCGGAAGGCCCACAACGGCTGAAGGATGATGCAATGGATGCGGTACTCGCTGCCGCTGATGCCGGGTGTTTTGCCACCTACATTGAGAAACAGGGCGGCGTACTTGTTCCACGCAAAGACTACCTGATTCGCACCGCCTACGACCTCGCCGATGAGCTGAACGATTACGGCGAACAGTGCGTACAGATTTACGGGATCTGGTCACCACTCATCGGGGAATCCTCCCGTGTGTGCACGCACCCGGATAACTGGAAGCTGGTAAGACGTAAACCGGAAGCGGAAGACAGCACCCGCGAAAATGGTTTTGACCTTCAGGGCGGCCCTGCCGCCCCTTGGACTCGTGGCAATAACTGTCCCCGTGCACAGGAAACGGACAACAACGGGACAGAACAGCCGGAAGAACGGCCAACACCGTGGCCGCAGATCCCTGACGGCGTTGACGTGAATGAATGGATGCGCTCACTGAAACGGCACGAACGCCGGGCGCTGATGCGTTCGCTGCGTGACAAACAGGCAAAAAACAGCAGTGATGAAATGCAGAACTGGACACAGAGCCGCAAACAGCCACAGCCTTTGCCTGATAACCACGAGTTACTCGCTAAAGAATGGCGGGAGTCTGCTGAATCTCTCGGCCTGCATATTGGTGAACAGCAGATGCTGCACCTGTTACGGGGCGGCAGTCTGTACGTTGACGGCAGCATCATTGCACCGCAGGGATTTGAAATTGTACGCAAACCGGATACCCGCCCGGACAGCCGAATCACGCAGCTCTGGCAACGCCTGAGCCGTAATCACGGCGTAAGCAGCACGGAGATCCGCCATAACCCGGTCGCCAGTTATCTGGAACAGCTGGGGGCATCAGACCCCGAAGCCGCCGCACGCCTGGCATCCACACTTCAGCAGGACCAGAACACCATGAAAACACCCGTTACCGTGCTTTCTGACATGCTGCGTGCCATCCGTGACGCAGAGCACGCACAGAGAATCAGTGAAACCACTGAACGCGCCCACCGCAAAGCAGACCTGCTGCGGGGTGGCTTGACCCGTGGGAACAAAAAACAGACAGAAACGGGATCCACAAATCCCGTAAATGAGCAAAAAACGCGCCGCGAAATATGAAGTGCGCACAAAACAGGCAAAAGCGGGATTTCAGAATCCCGTAAACGGTTAATTAATCAACATAAGGAGAATCGACATGAAAATTTGTATCGACGACGGCTCCACCAACATCAAGCTGGCATGGACTGAGAACGGCGAACGCCGCAACGCCATCAGCCCGAACAGCTTCAAGTCGGAATGGTCTGCGCCGTTCGGTGGCACGCAGCCCGCGAACTACATGCTTGATGGCGTGCGCTATGGTTTTGATCCGGTCAGCGATCGCTTTGTCCAGACGACCGACACCCAATATCAGTACAGTGATGTGAATGTCATTGCCATTCATCACGCGCTGGTCAAATCAGGCATCACGCCACAGGAGGTGGATGTGGTTGTCACCCTGCCACTGAGCGAGTATTTCGACACAAACGCACAGCCGGACATGGCCAACATCAACCGCAAAAAAGCGAACGTTATGCGCCCGGTGGAATACCAGAACGGCGAAGCATTCACTATCCGTAATGTACGGGTTATGCCTGAATCCATTCCGGCTGGCTTTAAAGCACTGGCTGACATGAGTCCGTTTGAATCCCTGCTGATTGTGGATTTGGGCGGAATCACGCTGGATGTGGCAAAGGTTCAGGGGCAACTGGCAGGTATCAGCCAGGTGTTTTGCGATCCACACGTAGGCGTTTCTCTGATGGCTGATGCCGTTCTGTCGGTGATGGCCACCAACGGTATGCGTACCAGCCACCACATCGCCAATACCATTATCGAACATCGCCACGATGAAGCCTGGCTGCGCCAGCACATCCACAATAACGCACATTACGCCAGCCTGATGGCAGTTATTCGTGAAAAGGAGGAAACACTGAAACAACGCGTGATCCGCGCGCTGGCTGGTTTTTCGGGGTATGGGCGGGTGATGGTTGTCGGTGGAGGGGCGGAGATTGTGGCACCCGCGATCCGCGAAGCCTGCGGAGTTAATGCGACTTTCATCGCGGACGGGGTGCCACAGTTTGCTCTGGTTAACGGTCTGTACGCTATGGATAAGGAGTAACCCCATGGCGACATTAACCAGAAGAATAAGTTTCTATCTGAAGCCAGCAGCCGTCAAGAGTGAACGGAAAGCGTGTAATTATCTCGACAACCTGCCAGCCTCCGAACGCAGCCGCGCGCAACGCGCGGCATTTCTGGCTGGACTGGCACTCATCAAAACCGATCCTGCCTTTGCTTACTGGCTGGCTGAATGGCCTGAAGGCGGATTCAGTCAGCCGCTCACACCAACGCCACGAAATAAATCACCACAGCAGGATACAGAGAATAACAACGTTACACAGATGAAAAAGAATATACAGGCCATGTTCCCTCAATGACCAACAGTCGGAATACTCTGCGCCGGGCAGAGTCTGATATTGCACCAGAAGAGGTAGATGTAGTTGACACCCTGCCACTAAGCGAGTATTTCGACACACACAGCCCCGGTAAGACAAAGCGTTAGTAAGCATTTTTTTGATCTAAGTTTATTTACATATATTTTGAGATACAGTAACGTTTTTTGCAAAATACCTACTGAAAAGGATGGCACAATGTCTCTTAGTTATGTCGAATTTGGGAAGGTTGACCTCTCAGATGTTTTTTTTGACTCGCTTAAAAATGACTACCCAACTTTTGAAAGCTGGTTCTTAAAGAAAAGAAATGAGAAAGCATACGTATCTTATGATGATTATGGGAAAATAGATGGTTTTTTATACCTCAAAATTGAAAATGAGGAATTAAATGACATGACCCCATCTTTCCCTATGAAAAAACGTCTTAAATGCGGAACATTTAAAATTGATGCTCGTGGAACGAAAATGGGGGAGAGATTTGTAAGAAAAATATTTGACTTTGCAATGCCTCATGATATTCAGGAAGTGTACGTTACTATCTTTGACAAACATCAAGGATTGATTCGTTTACTTGAACGCTATGGTTTTAAATTGTGTTCAAGAAAAAATCTTGAGACGGAAAACGGTTGTGAAGGTGTCTACTTTAAGGATTTTAACTGGAAGCCATCAGCAGCAGCATTTTATAATAATTATCCTATGATAAAAATGAATGGAAGAAATTTTTTATTAGCCATTAAACCTGAGTTTCATTCAAGGCTTTTCCCGGAGTCAATTTTAAAAAATGAAAATGATTCTATTTTAGAAGATGTTACTTATACTAATAGTATTCATAAGATATATATTGGCGCGATGAAAGGCATGGAGCTTCTTCAGCCAGGAGATAATATAATTATTTATCGAACGACAGATGGACAGGGAGCGGCGAAATATCGGTCGGTGGTTACTTCTGTTTGTACATTACAAGAGTATAAAAACATTCGAGAATTTTTATCATATGATGAGTTTAAGTCTTATTGTGGAGGCGCCAGTATTTTTTCTGATGAAGAATTACATGCTTATTATAGCAGATGTTATCCTCCACATGTAATTAAGTTAACTTACAATTTCCCTTTGCAAAAAAGAATAATTAGAGATGAATTGTTGAGTATTTTAGGTTATACTCCAAGTTATTCAGGGTTCTTCACGTTAAGTGATGTTCACTTCAAAGCTGTTTTAAGCGCGGGAAAGGTTAATGAAAATTTTATTGTCGATTAAACCAGAGTTCGCTGAATCCATTTTAAATGGATATAAAAAATTCGAATTCAGGAAGACAATTTTTCGGAACAAAGAAGTCCGAGCGGTTATTATTTATGCAACAATGCCCGTCGGAAAGGTAATTGGTGAGTTTGAAATTGAAAAGGTTTTGTCATCTCAGCCAGATGAATTATGGAATATGACAAAAAAGTATGCAGGTATTACGCGGGATTTTTTTGATGAATATTTTTCAGAAAGAGACAAGGGATTCGCAATAGAAGTAAAAAACCCTCTGCGCTATGATACTCCAATTCCACTTAATGAATTGATACCTGGCGCTGTACCACCTCAGTCCTTTAGGTATATACGCGGATAAGAGCATGACTTTGCTGCATGGTTCTGCATGATCGTTTAAGGACCGTTTCGCTGAAGCCCGCCAGATGTGGCGGGCTTTTGCTTATATCATGCACCTGCATAAAAATCGCCACATGCGGAATTCAGAGTAATCTTTCCCTCACCCATAAAAAGGCAAAAATACACTCTCCGCCTCATAGAAATTAACGTATTCAGAAACCATCAAATTCGTCAAACACTTTTTTATACCTCCCCCTCTAGCTTCAAATATGTACTGAGATGATGTTGCTTAGTGAACAAGGATTTTATGCTCACAGCTCCACTTCGCCCGATTCACTGAAATTTTTAGTTAAACTAACTTAAAGCTAACCTGCAATATTCAACATGTAGCAATTTTTTGACTGCACAATAGTGCACAAACTTGCACAATTTTTTTGAACGACTTTTTGCCCTTCCAGCCCGCGTGGCGGCTGGATCCGTCAAGGATCCGTGCGTGCACAAAAAAACGCGTTTTTTCTGCGCGCAGGTGACGGGGGAACAGCCCGCGTTTCAGGGGGTAAATAGCACTCCCTGAACGATGTCGCAGCGACACAACAGAATGGCTGTATCGCTCACGCTGAGCGTGAAAAAGACGTAAGGGGTTCTGATTTGATGGGATGAAAGGTAAGGCCGTCAAAATCGCACTGAGGCGGCGAGAAAATGCAGTCAGCGCGGTGGGATTGTGTAAGAGTCTGGCCGTCGATGATAGCGATAAGTCGGAAGACGTCGTGAAATTATCTGATTGATACGGGAGCTGGAGAGCCGGGGCATAAATTTTTTATGCCCCGGCGAAGCAGCAGACAAGCGAAGCGCGTCAGTGATGCAGCACCTTGCCGACCACACTTCATAAGTGCAAAATACGAGCAAAGAAATCAATGGAGGCTGTTTTATGGTCATTAATTACAAGCAGTTACGAGAAAAACGAGAGCAGGTAAAGGAAAGTTTTCGCCGCAATGAAGATCTGACCCCGCTTGTACACCTTGCCCAGGGAATTGTTGATGCTTATGAAATCTCTCTGGAGCTGCCATCACAGACATGGACGGATAGCGACGGTAATCGCCAGCATTACGTTTCATGCGGACTGGAAACAACTGAAGGGTTTCGCAGAATGCCTTTATCTCAGATTCCTGCCGCTACCCCCAAAGCAAGGGGCGGCAATGATGAGCGAAAACTGATTTTCAGCATTGAGACAGTGGTTGACGACACACCTGGCGAAGTCGCGTTCGTGCATACTCCTCTTTCGATCGCAATGTATAACGATGAAATACAGGTTCGCGTTAATAATAATATCGTGCCACTTAAAGAAGGTAATTCACCATACACCACCGTTTGTGAAGCCATCCAATATTACGTTCTCTCTGAAATTGATAATCTCAAGCCTGACGGCACCCAGAAAATGGTTCAACTCTGGTAAAAAGGACAGCCCCATCACGGGGCTGTTTTTTCATCAAGAAGAGCATAAGAATTAAAACGGATCACCTCTTCACCAAGCCAGTCATTGATGTGCTTCATGGCCTCCATGACAGGCATCAGCTCGTTAATTGCGTAAACCCGCGCTGCCTTCTCCACATCACCAAACGCACTTTTTTCGCCCGGCATCGCCCCCATCAGTTGCGGCGGAACGCGGTGCGAAGCCAGCACATCATCACGGGATGCCGCCTTAACATTCATGAACTCATCCTTTGCGGTGATCTGCTGGAACGGCAAAATTTGCACCCCCTCTTTGCCCCCGTTGGGCGCATGAATGAGCACGTTTTTAAACGCACCACCACCACGTGCCCCCTGTAGCGTTTCCTTCAGGGAGTCCATGCTTTCGCGGTTTACCTGGGCTGCACCGATGTAGATGATGCACCCGGCGTGGGATCCGTTGTCGTAGTACAGTTTTCTGAACATGTCCGCCGAATGAGACAGGCTGGCCGAGAGTAATGCGCCAAGATATTCCGGCATGCCGTAGATTTCCTGGTTAATGTCCGGATTCATCAGGTGGCACACTTTGCCAGGGCGAAACTGAAACGCGTCCTTGCCATCCTGTACATACCACCATGATTCAAGATCGCTTCCGCGTCGCATGTATTTCGCCAGGGCGTGCCGTAATTTAAGCGGTTCGCCGAGCATATTGCTTCGAAGCTCAAGGAATGCGTTACCGAATACAAACCAGTCCAGCGCCAGCGCCGAGAAATCCTGCCGGGAAAGCAGCGGGTGCGGAATATAGCAACCGAGCAATACATTGCGCTTAAAGTAAAGCGCAGACTGATGCCAGGACGTTTGCCGGGCGGCTCTTGCCAGACCGTACCAGTCCACCGGGGTTTCATACCACCGCCCGTTATCAGCACAGTACATATTGTCCAGCAAATCATGCCCGGTCAGGCGATAAGGACCATCAAATGTGAATGCACTGAGCGACGATTCTTTCCTGAGCGCATCAGCGAGATCAATGCGTGAACTCATGCGCACTTTTTTATTTTTTCTGCTCATCAGAACTCCATAACCGTGAAACGCTCGTTTTCTCCTTCGCCGCCAATCGGTTCGTTAATGACAGCAAGCATGGTTGCCCACGCAAGGTCGCCGTGGCTGATCCCCCTCGCACGGTCCGTTTCGTAAGTGATAAAGCCGCCCGGTGTTTTCACCTTACGCACGGCGTTAAAGGCCGCGACCAGCTCGCGTTCGGCGCGATCGTATTCCCACCGCCCGCCACGCATTATTTGCAGCATTTTCAGTACCAGCGACCGTTTTGATGACAGCGTGAAGGTGTACGGAATAGCAGCAGGGAAAAACCGTTTTACTATCTGATAAACAGCCTCCCCGTTCCCGCCCGTCACATCAATGCCGATGTGTTCCACGTTGTAGCGATACGTGAACTCTTCAATGACTCTGGCCTGTTCTTCAAACTCCAGCCCCTGAACGCGTCGCGTCTCCACCGTTCGAAAACGGCCACCAGGAACAGCCGGAGGAACCACCACGGACACAGCGCCGCTGTCGCCGTTGCCACTGCTGCCGTTTGCGTCATACCCAATCCATACCGGGCGATTCCCCATCGGGCGGGGAGCAAAAGGTTTCCAGTCTTTCCAGTCGTCGTATCCGTCAACACCACAGCCAATCAGGATATTCAGGTTAAATGCCGATTCCCCTTCGCGGACAAACTCACACATATAGAGATTGAGGAACTCGTCTTCGGTGTTTTCATCACGAATTTCATCAATATCGGTGTGTTTCCAGCCGTGATTAACCACATCTTCCAGCGTGACAATTTGCCGCCACGTCCGGTCAGGGCAGATAAGCCCGTTATGCAGCGTTTTCCAGTCCACAGAAAAACGCTGGCGTTTATGCGTGGCCTTTTTCTCGTTCCAGCGGTCGCCGTTCCAGTAGGCGTATGCCTCGTGCGTTTCGGTGGATGGCGTGGAGAAGTAGGTGCGCCGCAGTCCGCTGAGGGTTGCCATAGCGCCAGCCACCTTGCGCAGTTCAGCAAAGCGACTGACCCAGAAGAATTCATCAAAATAAAAATTGCCCGTATAGGACTGTGCCGACGCAGCAGAAGTGCCGAGAAAATGCAGCTCTGCGCCGTTGGAGAGGATGATTTTATCGCCCCCTTTCAGCTCCACATCAACTTCAGCCGCGGCCTTCTGAATAATGCTTTTAAACTGGAACGCCTGACGACGCGACGCAGACAAAAAAATCTGGTTACGCTGGTAAGGTTGCGCCACATCGTCACGCAGCGCCATCAGCAGTGCTTCCTGTGCAAAATACCAGGTCGCCCCAATCTGTCGGGATTTCAGGATCATCCTGTTACGTATCCCGGCTTCCCTGCAAAGGGTCAGGGAGTCAAACCAGCCCCGCTGATGCCACTCCAGCCTGCTGATGATTTTTTCCCGCAGTGCGGCAATCTGTTCCGGCGTGAAATGATTTTTGAGTTTTTTCGCCCGGCCTTTCTTTCCTGTGGCCGTCGCATCCGGCTGGCCATCATGCAGTTTTTTAAGCTGCCGGGTCAGCAGGTCTATTTCCTTGAAGTCACCACCTGTTTTATTCTGTTTTTCAGTGAGCTGGATGAGGCGCGCATCGATGGACTGCGTGACACGCTGCACGGGTGGCGTTTCATCCCACTGGTCGCGTTTTTTCCACGCATAAATCGTGTTCGGGTTTATTCCCATCAGACGTGATATTTCTGCGGGCGGATAACCCTGCCAGTAAAGTTGCCGCGCACGCTGGCGCACAAAAGCGTCCTGAATCATTGCTCCCCCTGAGTAATTACAGGAAGATTACCCGCGCGCGAAACTGTTCTCCTTAACCCCCTGTTCTGGCCGTTTTCTTACAACAAAAGCCCTTTGTATCAGCCTGTTACGCTTTGCCATCATGACTGAAGAACCAGTCAGAGGGGCAAAAACTATGGCTAATGAAAAAAAGACATCCCGCAAAAAGTTTCGCGTGGCTGTCTCCGGTGTAACGGCAGACGGGCGCGAAATCAACGGCGACATGCTGAAAGCTGCCGCCACCAGTTATAACCCGTCCGTTTATGGTGCACGTGTGAATATTGAGCACATCCTGTCACCACTCCCCGGTAGCGAGTTTTCCGCTATGGGCGATGTTGTGGGGTTGAGCACCGAAGACATAACCGATGGCCCGCTGGCAGGTCGCACGGCACTGTATGCCGAAATTGAGCCGACCGCTCGCATGATGTCCCTGCTTAACGATGGTAAAAAAATTTACTCCAGTATTGAGCTGGAACCACAGTCAACCATCACGGGAGGCCCTTACCTGCGCGGGCTGGCAATGACCGACACCCCTGCCAGCCTGGGCACGGAACGTCTGGCCTTTGCGGCACAACAACGTATGCAACTGATGACATTCAACTGTCAGCAGGGAGACGTGGCGATGTTTACCGCCGCTATGGAGTCAGAACTTATCGAACTCACCGAACAACGTCAGGAAGAAGGCACCCAGTGGTTTAACCGCGTTATGGGGATTATTGGCCGTGGCCGCAAAGCGGATGACGCCAGTTTCTCCCGTATTCAGGAAGCGGTGGAAGGTGTCGCAACGTCACAGGCCGACATTATCGACCGTTTTAATGTGCTGGAAACCCGCCATCAGCAGGACAGCCAGAAAATCACTTTACTGACCACAGAGCTGGCAGCACTGAAGGAAAAACTGCGCACGCAGGACGGCGATCCGCAGAATCGGTTCACCGCAACGGGCGCAGCCTCCGACCAGCTGGCTGACTTCTGATAAGACAAAGGAGCAAATTTTTTATGAATCTGGTGATGTCAGATATTACCCGCAACAAGCTGGGTTGCTATATGGCGCAGCAGGCGTCGCTTAACAATATCCCGGTTTCCGCACTGGTATCGCGATTTACCGTGGAACCCTCGGTACAGCAGCGTTTTGAAAACGCCTCAAAGGAAAGCACCGAATTTACAAAAAGAATTAACGTGATCGGCGTGACCGACCAGAAAGGCGAAAAAATCCTCCTGGATACCACCGGGCCGATTGCGCGCACGAATACCAGTTATGACGGCACAAAACGCCGTAACCCGAATAACGTGGTTGATCTGAAAAACCGCAAATACCAGTGCGAACAGGTGAACTACGACACGTTTATTTCATATCCGCAGCTTGATGCCTGGGCGGCACACCCTGATTTTCAGTCCCGCATCAGCGCACAGATTGCCCGACAGGTGGCACTTGACCGCATCATGATCGGTTTCAACGGCACGTCTCACGCGGATGAGTCCAACTTCAGCACCAACAAGTTGCTTCAGGACGTTAACGTGGGGTGGCTGGAGCACATCAGAACCGACGCCAGCGAACGCGTTATGAATGACGTGACGCTGACCTCCCGTAACATGGACAACACCGTGGCGCACGCGGGTAAGTATGCGAACGCTGATGCACTGGTACAGGACGCGCGCTCATCCCTGCTGGATGAATGGCACAAGGAAGCTGACGACCTCGTGGTGATTATGGGGCGCAACCTGTTTAACTCGCTGCGTCTGCCCGTGCTGAACAGCATCAGCGGCCAGAATCCTAATGCGGAATTACTCGCCGGGCAGCTCATTCTGTCATCGCGCACCATTGGCGGGCTGGGCGTGTTCCTTGCGCCGTTCTTCCCGGATTCAACGATGCTGATCACCTCGTTCAACAACCTGTCGATTTACTGGCAGAAAGGTTCAATGCGTCGTCTGATGAAAGACGAACCGGAATACAACCGCATCGCCACCTACCAGTCCATCAATGACGCTTATGTCGTTGAAGACTATGGCAAGTGCGCGATGGTCACTGGCCTGAAGTTCGCCGACAGCTAATCAACTCACGGCGGGCATCATGCCCGCCTGTAACGGAGAGAAAAAATGATTACTCCTGCACAGCAACACTGGCAGAACGTGATGGCACAGCGCGCAGGCCGGGCGAATGAAGGCGTGGACCACGCCGCGCGTACCGCGCATGAAGAGGTGCTGTATCGTCTGCGTCTGGCACAGGCCCGGCTTAAGGGCGTACAGGCCAGAAGCGCGAAAGCCGCCATCAAAAAAGAGTTGTTGCCGGATTTTTCCGGCTGGATTGAGGGAACGCTGGAGGCTGACGGCGGGCAGCAGGATGAAGTGATTGCCACGCTGATGGTGTGGGCGATTGACTGCGGCGATCTTCCGCTTGCGCTGCGTATTGGTGCGTATGTGGTCCGTCACAACCTCATCATGCCGGATAACTTTGGCCGTACTGCTGCCACAGTGCTGACCGAAGAAATCTGCAACCCGGTACTGACGCAGGCCGGGACGGATGCCGACGCGGATTTGTCCGCCTTTATCGAACCACTGGATACCCTCCGGGAGATTGTCACCGACCAGGACATGCCGGACGAAGTGCGCGCCAAATTATGCAAGGCGTGCGCCTTTGCCCGTCGTGGTCTGAGTGATGCGGACAGCATGGCCCTGTCACTGAAGCTGCTGCGCGAAGCAATGCACCTGAACCAGAACGCAGGTGTGAAACGCGAGATTGCAACCCTTTCCCGCGCCCTGAAAAAAGCCGATTCCGCAGCCGCACCAGAAGATGCCAGCACACCGCAGACGCAGGACGAAAGCAGCAAAAGTAAAAAGACAACGCGGAAGCCTGCAACACGAAAAACCACCGCGACGCAGAAAGCGAAGCGCGGTTAACGACTGACCCCGTCAGCGGGCGGCGTGCGCGGTGTTCCGGTTTGACTCCGTGACCGTTTACACCGCGCACCCACCGCCCGATTTTTTTTCAGGAGTGAACCCCATGAGTATGGTTGCCAGAACTGAACCAAGACCCGCAGAGGACGACATCACCGATACCGATGATGGCGACACTCGCATTTCAGCGGGTGCATTCTGGCCGGATATTGTGCTGCGTGAGCTGCGTCTGGCGGTACGACTGCCGGGCCGTGTGACCACCTCCCGCCTGCTGCATACCGCCACCGGGGCCGTGGCACACGTTACCCGCGAGCTGGAAGCGTGGCAGCAGGAACAGCAGGCGGCTGGCCATCAGACGCTGGCCGATGTTCCGGCACCCGTAATTAACGGAGAAAGCGTCAATCTCTGGCACTGGCGCAATGCTGTTTATACCGCCACACGCGCCCTGATTCTGGAGCGTTACCGCGATGCGGACACAACGGACAAGGGCGACCGCCGGGCGGACGCACTGGATATACAGACATCGGATTTGTGGCGCGATGTGAGCTGGGCCATCTCTGACATTCTGTGCCGCCCGCGAATCTTTGCGGAGTTGTGCTGATGAAAGTGAAGGCACTGGAAGGCGACACCGTGGATTCGCTCTGTTTCCGGTACTACGGCACGACGCAGGGCGTCACCGAAAAGGTACTGGATGCCAACCCCGGACTCTGTCAGCAGGTATTTCTGGACGCCGGGCAGGACGTGGAGATGCCGGAGCCGGAGAAGAAGAAACGAGAAATGATTCAGTTGTGGGGGGAGTAGCAGTGAGCACCATTCAAACAGGGATCACAGAGCAGGTTATTGCGTGGCTCTTTGACCACCTGCCAACGGTGTATGCAGCAGGCGCGGCGGTCAGCATTTCCGCGCTGATGAGTCTTTATGACGGACGAACGCTGGTTCAGACCGTAACGGGATCGCTGGCGTGCGGCGTTCTTGCCATGGCCGTGGCCGGGTCGTTGCGCTTCTTCGGAGTTCCTGAAGATGCCGTGACGTTTTTCGGCGCATCTATCGGTTTTATGGGCGCAGAAAAAGCACGCGACAAGATCATTGCCGCCTTTAACCGCATAACCCAAAAGGGAGATGAATAAGTCGCAGGCTTAAAGCCGGTAATCACCATAAAAATCATTCACAGAGGTGACGAAATGAAATCGAAAGACGAAATTTTTGATGTCGTTCTTGGCAAAGAAGGCGGCTACGTCAATCACCCGGATGACAGAGGCGGTCCGACAAAATGGGGCATCACTGAAAAGGTGGCACGGGCGCACGGATACCGTGGCGATATGCGTGATTTAACGCGCGGACAGGCACTGGAAATCCTTGAAGCTGATTACTGGTACGGACCGCGTTTTGATCAGATAGCGAAGCTGTCCCCGGATATTGCCGCAGAACTGTGTGACACCGGAGTAAATATGGGGCCGTCTGTGGCAACCAGAATGCTTCAGCGCTGGCTGAACGTATTCAATCAGGGCGGGAAACTGTATCCCGATATGGACACAGACGGACGCACTGGCCCACGCACGATTAATGCATTGCGTGCATATCTGGAAAAACGCGGTCGGGACGGCGAGATGGTGATGTTAACAGCACTGAACTGTACACAGGGTGAACGCTATCTGGAGCTGGCGGAAAAACGCGAAGCCAACGAGTCGTTTGTCTACGGCTGGATAAAGGAACGCGTGGCAGCATGAGGTTATGGACTTCTCTGGGCGTCGCTTTTCTTCTGATTGCCGCATGGGGAGCATCCATGCGTCTGTCGTGGTCGCTGGGCCGGGAGAACGCCAGAAACGAAGCGCAGGCCAGCACCCTGAAAAGTACCGTCGACACCCTGAATATCATCAGCACCGGGGTACAGGATATGCAGCAGGTGCTGGCGCAACTCCGCGTGGAAAATCAACAGAGAAATCAGGACGGAGAGGCCAGACGTGAACAGCTACGCAACGATATTGCAAAAGATGAATGCGCCCACGCTTTGCCTGACGCTCGTTTTACTGACAGGTTGCGCAGGCACGCAGAACGCGCCACTGCCAGCGCCGTCAGTCCGGCTTATACCGCAGACGCTGACCATACCGGTAACGCCTCCCCCCTTCCCTGACACTCCCACATGGGGAAATCTCGGTATATGGGGCGACCGCCTTCTGGATGCACTGGAAACCTGTAACGCGGATAAACGGGCCATTGAATTACTGGAACAGCGCAGGCTGCAACGACTGAACAACGAGGACAACAACCATGCTGAAAACTGATTCCCTGCGTGAAGCCATGACCCGTTCATGCCGATGGTGTCAGGCTAACCCGGAAAAATTCACCATTTTCGTGGAGAGCGGCAACATTGAAACGACCGGAGAAACGCCCTCGTTTGTTTACCGCTATCAGATGGTGATGTTTGTCATGGATTACGCCGGAGAGCTGGACGACCTCACGCTGCCGCTGCTGGCGTGGTTATCCGAAAATCAGCCACAGTTGTTGCTCAATCCGGAGCGTAATCAGGACATCAAATTTTCCGCCGTTATCAATGACGATGACAGCGCCGATCTCCTGTTTACGCTCCCCCTGCGGGAACGCGTTCGCATCACGCGCAGCAGTCAGGGCACACCGCAGGCAGAACACCTGCCGGAGCCAAAACCCCGTCTGCCCTCTTCCGAAGGCGACTGGTCGCATGTATTCCAGGATGTGACGTGGGGTGAAAGCGATGGATAAGGCATTCACCCGCGTGGATGAAACCTTTGAGGCCATCCGCGACAGCCTGAATCAGCAGGCCATCAATAACATCGCCAGAAAGCTGGCACAGGATTTACGTCGCGCCCAGCAGGCACGTATCCGGTCACAGAAAGCGCCGGACGGGACCGCATGGACACCACGCAAACGCCGTGTAACCCGGATACAGGAACGCATTCGCTTTATCTGGAATAACGAAGCACGCACGCTGAAAAACTGGCATCACGACACGGGGAAATACGGGCGAACCATCACCGGGTGGGATGAGGATAAAAACAACATCCGCACGTTTTACCGGGATGACATCGACCGCTTTCTGGAAATACGCACCCGGCGCATCAACCAGGACAGCACAAAGCGCGTCCCCATGTTCGTAAAACTGCGCACCGCCCGCTACCTGAAAGCCCGTGCGGATACTTCCGGTGTGACGGTGGGTTACAGCGGCGTGGCTGCACGTATTGCACGCGTTCATCAGTTCGGTGAGCGCGATCAGGTTGCGCCGGGCATTTTCACCGATTACCCGGTACGTGAGCTGTTGGGCATCAGTCAGGCAGATGAACGCCTGATTTATAACACGGTGCTGGGCCGGATTGCGGAGGCTGTACGGTGAGCGCAGAACTCATGCGACTGCTGAGCAACATCATCCGCACCGGGATCATCTCTGAAGTTGATGAGAAGTCCTGGCGCGTTCGCGTTCGCAGTGGCGAACTGGAAACAGGCTGGCTGCGCTGGAACACCACGCGCGCGGGAGCCTTCAATGTATGGCTGCCGCCATCACCTGGCGAACAGGTGGTAATTGCCTGCATCGGCGGCAATCCGGAAACCGCCATGATAATCGGCAGCCTGTGGAGTGATGCCAGTCCGGCCCCCGGCAAAAGCCTGAAAGAAATCGTGGTCAGCGCGCCGGATGGCGCGGTGTTCCGCTACGACGCAGACGCAGGCGCACTGAGCGCCAGCGGCATGAAAACAGCCACCCTGCAGGCATCCGTCAGTGTGACACTGGACACGCCTGTCGTGGAATGCACAAACCTTCTGAAAACAGCCGAGATTGACGTCACAAAAGGGGGAAAGATGAGCGGCAATATCACGCACAGCGGCGGCGACTTCACCTCAAACGGCATCACAGTGCATACGCATAAGCACGGTGGCGTTAAAGGTGGCAGCGATTCGACAGGAGGCCCGCAGTGACAACCCGCTACACAGGAATGAACCCGGACGGAACGGGAAACCTGAACGATATGGAGCACCTGAAACAGTCAGTCAGGGACATCCTGACCACCCCGCTGGCCAGCCGGGTTATGCGACGGGAATATGGCAGCCTTGTGCCTGATTTGATTGACGAACCCATGAATAACACCACGCGTCTGCAATGCATGAGTGCTGCCGTGATTGCGCTGACACGATGGGAACCCCGCATTGCCCTGGATGCCATCGACGTTGTCTGGAAAGCGGGAGGCCGCGCCGGGGTGACGCTGTCGGGCACTGTCATGCAGACCATGCAGAATGTTGAGTTAACCATCACGCTGAGGGAGTAAATCATGCCCGCCGTTGACCTTTCCCAGTTACCGGAACCCGCCATCATCGCGGAGCCTGACTTTGAGGCAATTCTGGCTGACACAAAGGCCATGATGATTGCGGCTTATCCCGCCGAACAGCGTGAAGCCGTCTCCGCCGCGCTGGAGCTGGAATCGGAACCCCTGAACGTTATCGCCCAGACAACAGCGTTTCGTGAAATGCTGTTACGCCAGCGGGTCAATGAGGGGGCACGCGCCTGCATGTTAAGCCACAGCGCCGGGACAGACCTGGACAACCTCGCGGGCAATATGAACACAAAGCGCCTGACCATCACTCCGGCAACGGATACCACCGACGCAGTGATGGAAAGTGACACCTCGCTGAGACTGCGGGCGCAGCGGGCGTACGATGGCCTGAGTGTTGCTGGCCCGTCAGGTGCATACGAGTATTTTGCCCGCAGCGCCAGCGGTCTGGTGCGTGATGCGCGGGCTATCAGTCCGTCTCCGGCAAATGTGACGGTTTCCATCCTGTCCACTGAAGGCGACGGCACAGCAACGGAGGCGTTGCTTAATACCGTTCGCGCCGTTCTGAATGCAGAGGATACCCGCCCGGTGGCCGACCGCCTTACTGTACAGAGCGCCAGAATCGTGACATGGCGGCTGAATGCAAAACTGTACTTTTACCCCGGCCCGGAATCCGAACCTATTCTGGCGGCGGCTGAATCGTCGTTCAGGAAGTGGCTGGCTGAGCAGGGGCTTATCGGTCAGGACGTGGCGTTGTCCGCCATTGCTGCCGCACTGCATGTGCACGGTGTGCAACGCGTGGAGATAATCGAACCCACACAGAATATGGCCATCAGCGACATACAGGCGGCGCGCTGTGAGTCGTTCACCATCAGCGAAGGTGGACGCAATGAGTAATTCGTTGTTACCACCATCAGCCAGCAATTTCATGCGTTGTGCCGAAGCCGTCGGAACACGCATTACAGACATTCCGGTAGACCTCAACACGCTGTGGTCGCCGGACACCTGCCCGGTGCATCTGCTGCCTTATCTCGCCTGGGCGTTTTCCGTTGACCGCTGGGATCGCAACTGGCCGGAAGAGACAAAGCGACAGGTGATTCGTGATGCCTGGCTGATACACCGACACAAAGGGACCATCAGCGCACTGCGAAGAGCCGTGGAGCCTCTCGGCTACCTGATTGAAGTAAAGGAGTGGTGGCAACTCAACGAGGAGCCAGGAACATTTCGCATTGTTGTCGGAGTACTTGATCAGGGCATCACCGATGAAATGTATCAGGAACTTGAGCGCCTTATTGCGGATGCAAAACCAGTAAGTCGCCATCTGACGGGGCTGGCGATCAGCCTGAGTGTGAACGGAAAGATTTTCGTTGGTACGGGATGCTATCACGGCGATGCCCTGACGGTTTATCCCTACACCCCGGAGTCCATTATTGTCGAAGGGGATTATTTCCCTGCCCCAGCCATTCATTTAATTGATAATCTGAGAGTAAACGCATGACAGTGAAATACTACGCCATTCTGACTAATCAGGGCGCGGCACGACTGGCTAACGCGACGATGCTCGGCAGTAAGCTGAATCTGACGCAAATGGCCGTTGGTGATGCAAATGGTGTGTTACCAACACCAGACCCTGCACAAACAAAACTGATTAACCAGAAACGCATTGCACCGCTGAATCTTCTGAGTGTTGACCCTAACAATCAGAGCCAGATTATTGCGGAGCAAATCATCCCTGAAAACGAGGGAGGATTCTGGATCCGTGAGATTGGTCTTTATGATGATGAAGGTGTACTCATTGCGGTGGCAAACTGCCCGGAAACGTACAAACCGCAGTTGCAGGAAGGCAGTGGACGCACCCAGACTATCCGCATGATTCTGGTTGTCACGAACACCGAAGCCATCACGCTGAAAATCGACCCGTCTGTGGTTCTGGCAACCCGCAAATATGTGGATGACAAAATCTCAGAGCACGAACAGTCACGACGTCACCCGGACGCCTCGCTGACCGCAAAAGGTTTTACTCAGTTAAGCAGTGCAATTAACAGTGAATCAGAAACACTGGCCGCAACACCGAAAGCGGTTAAGGCTGCATATGACCTGGCTAACGCGAAATATACTGCCCAGAACGCCACCACAACACAAAAAGGGATTGTTCAGCTCAGTAGCGCCACGAACAGCACGTCTGAAACGCTGGCAGCGACACCAAAAGCTGTTAAGGTGGTAATGGATGAAACGAACAAGAAAGCACCATTAAACAGCCCGGCACTGACCGGAACGCCAACAACACCAACAGCGCCACAGGGGACTAATAATACCCAGATCGCAAGCACAGCTTTCGTTATGGCCGCGATTGCCGCACTTGTAGATTCGTCACCTGATGCACTGAACACGCTGAACGAACTGGCTGCGGCGCTGGGCAATGACCCGAATTTTGCGACCACCATGACTAACGCGCTTGCGGGTAAGCAACCGAAGGATGCCACCCTGACGGCGCTGGCGGAGCTTGCTACATCAGCAGATAAACTCCCATATTTTACAGGGGCAGATCGTGCCGCGTTAACCGCGTTGACAAGTGTTGGACGTGCCATTCTTGGTAAAACCAGCACTCAGGGCGTTCTTGATTACCTTGGT